TCTTCATCTTCATCGAAATCATCATCCTTAACTTCGGTTTTTAGAATTTCATCTAAATCATCAAAGCCAAACTGAACCATGTCGACGTCATCCATCGCTAGAAGTTCTTCTCTTAAAAGGTCGAAGTTCCAATCTGACAATTCAGCAGTTTTATTATCAACGATTCTAAATTGGCGGATTTGCTCATCGGTTAAGTCATCAGCTACGATGCATGGCACTTCTTCAAGTCCAAGTTTCTTTGCTGCTTTCAAACGGGTGTGGCCGGTAACAATGACATTATTTTTATCTATGACAATTGGTACTTTAAAGCCATAGGCTTTTATTGAATTAGCTACGGCATCTACGCCTTTATCGTTATCCCTAGGGTTTTTATCATAGGGAATAAGTTCACTAGTCTTCATCATCACTATCGTCACTGACATTGGACCATTCCTCCTTATTGGCTTCTAATTTTTGTCTTGCGATTTCAAGTTCTTCTCGTTTATCTGAGAATTGTCTACCGAATCGTTGAGTTAAAAGATAGATGATCGCATTGAGATTAGGTTCGGCTTCTCGTTTAACACGGTGAACCTTCTTTTTCGGTTTGCTACCATCCTGCTTATCTTCTAACCACGTATCTTCATTTACATAGGTATTGCCAAAGGCAACTTTATACAAAGCTGTGAAAGCAGCATCTAAGACATAGTCATCGGCATCTTTAAATGCATCTTCTATTTCTGGATGTTTTTTCTTCAGCCTTGAAAAGTACGCCTCATCCAAGTGGAGGCGTTCACAGATCTGACGTTGCGTATATCCTTTTTTAGATAAATCAGTTATCAGTTCTCGAACCTTTGGCCATGAATCAATACCGGTAGAAGCTTTCCACTTTTCAAAGGCATCCATCTTTTTCGCCATGGGTGTTCCTCCGAATTGTGTATAAAAACAAAAGAACCCATGATTGCTCACAGGCTCTTCTTATAGCTTTCGCCAATTTTACAATATTCCAAAACTTGACTGATTACAACTAATCACTATGGTTCACAATGGACCATAATGGTCCAACTTTACTTTTCATCGTATTCTAGGGCATTTAGAGCATCCCAGTGCCATCGCTTAGCTGTCGATAATGAGACATATAATTTTTCGCATATGTATGTCCACGAATATTCATTAAGGTATCGCATGATAAGAACGGTTTGATAATCCGTGTTAGGTAATTTTTCAATAGCCACCATCACTTCTGCTTTGGCCGTTTCATACTCACCTTTTAATTCATCGATTTTCTTTTCGGCTTCCATAATCTTATCAATCCACTTAATAAACGGTGCTTGATTAGATCTAGTCTTTTGGATGACTGGTTTATCATAATTGCCACCAGGAATGGAGTCGGCCAACTCTTCGAATTGTTCTTTTTGAAGTTCTAATGACTCAATACGACCTTTTAATCGCATAGGTCTTTGTAGAAACTCTTTACTCGTCATAGGCTCCTCCTTTTAATTTGGCTTTAACTGCATCAATCAATCTATTTTGTGTGGCATCTTTTCTTTTTAGTGCTTTTAGCACTGTTTCGTCCATTGTGCCTTTAGAGACAATATGAATAACGATAACCGTTCCTTCCTTTTGCCCCTGTCGATAAAGTCTAGCAATCGTTTGTTGATACAACTCCAAACTCCAAGTAAGGCCGTACCAAACAATTGTGTTTCCACCACTTTGGAGGTTTAGACCATGACCGGCAGATGCAGGATGGATTAAACCAACTTCTAATTGCTTTTTATTCCATCTACTTATCGCATCCGGTTTATCTAAAGTCGCATAGATGACTCCGAGCTTATCAAGTCTCTTTTTGATGCGATCCAAATCGTGTTTGAACCAATAGGCTACAAGTAGAGGTTTTCCATTTGCTCCTTCAATGATGTCTTCTAAAGCATCTAGTTTTCGCTCATGGACTTCCACCACATCGCCGCTATCGGTATAAATCGCACCATTAGATACTTGGAGTAATTTGCCGGTTAGAACAGCTGCATTTGCGGATGAGATTTCTTTATCTTTAATCTCTGCAATCATTTCATCTTGAAGTTCGTTATAAACGGCTATTTCAGAATCCTCTAACTCAACTGCATGTTCCACGTCAATTAAGTCAGGCATCCTTAGATGGTCGATGGCTTTCATGGATATCGTGATGTCAGAAATCTTTTTATAAATTCTTTCCTCTGCACCAACTTGTGGCTTATATGAGAACACCACCATGCCATTACGCTTATCGGGTAGAAAGTACTCATTGCGATAGCGAGTGATGAATCTACCTAATCTCGCTCCATAGTCTAGGCACTTAAATTCTGCAAAGAGATCCATCAAGCCATTAGATGCAGGTGTGCCAGTTAATCCGATGATTCGTTTCACATATGGTCTTACTAACATCAAGGCTTTATGCCTTTTAGACTTGGCGTTTTTGAAACTAGATAATTCATCAATAACCACGGTATCAAAGTCGAATTTATATCCACTTCGTTCTACAAGCCATTCGAGGTTTTCTCGGTTAATGATATAAATATCAGCTTTGGCTTTTAGGGCCCTTAAGCGTTCCATCTCACTGCCGATAACCACACTGGACTTAAGGAAGTGAAGATGATCCCACTTTTCTAGCTCATCGGGCCAAGAGATGAGTCCTACTCTAAGCGGTGCCACCACTAGCACCTTATGGACCAAGAAGGAATCAAATAGCAAATCGAGTAATGCCGTCAAAGTGATGACTGTTTTACCTAAGCCCATATCAACAAGCAATGCACTAATCGGATGATCCTCGATGTAATTAGTCGCAAATGTTTGATATTCATGTGGTTCGTATTGCATCAATAATTCCTCCTATTTGGCTTTCGTCATCAAGAACATATGTTTTAAAGCCAAGTTCCTGAAGTTCACGATGACGTTTAAGTTGTATTTTTCTTGGCTTTTGATTAGGTGCTTTTACTTCGACAAATCCAATCTTGCCGAATGCTATCAATATCAATCGGTCCGGAACACCTACATAACCAGGACTGACTAGTTTTAATGCTTTGCCACCAGCTTTTTTTACCGCTTTTACCAATTTTTCCTCAATTTTGGACTCTTTTCCCATTCGACCTCTCTAGCAATACTTTAGTATTGGAGAACTCGGAGATATCATTTCCGAACTTTTCTATATAGAGATTTTTTTATATTTTTTCCTTATATGTACAAGTTATGTTTTGACTTCTCCGACCTCTCCACTATGGTATTTTTACTAAAGTAATTCTTCGAAATCTTCAGCTGCAGAGGAGAGGTCAATTGGTATTAGCGATAGCCCTTTGATGTAAAATCTATGTTTCATTTCCACTCGCTTATATCCGAGTTTCTTCAATGTTCCATAGAAATCTGTCGTGCTTTTTGCTGGCTCGCCACATTGGAAGCAATAGTTTCGGTACTTCGTATAAAGCTCACCGCTTGGACACAACGCTTCCTTGTTCGTTACATCGCACTTTTCGTTAATGAATAATGAGATGGAATCGCTTTGTTCTTTATAGCCTTCGATAGCCTCAACCACTTCTATCGGTGGCTCAATATGGAATTGGTTATCAATGGCTTTTTTAGCACCTTCGATTAGCCATGTAAGAATGTATTCCCCGGCTTCTTCTACTAGCACTTCCGTATAGTTTTTGATGTCATCTTTGCCTACGAATTTAAACTTGAATGGAATAACAATGATTCTTCTCCAAGTGCCATCATCGATAGTGCTTACCTTTGGTAAGTTGTTCGTGTAGATGACTAGCGTATGGCTAGGTGTGAAATCAAACGGATCTTTATATTTTTTGCATGCGTTTATTTTGTCAGTGGAACACATGCGTTTGATGGTAGATTCATCAAGTCTATCACCCACTTTTGTTTCAGCGGCAATAACGAGTCGCTTTCCTCTAAGTTCTGCTAAATCAGCTTGCTTATCACGTTTTATTCCTGTGGTTAGTACATCACTAGCAATTGATCCGTGATAATCGCCCAAGACATTAGAGATAGAGTTGAAGAATGTAGACTTACCGTTACCGCCCTCTCCATAGGCAATAATGCACGCTTCGACGTAGACTTTACCCACCAAGGCAATACCACACATCTCTTGGACATATTCGATAAGTCGCTTATTACCACCAAAGATTTTATTGAGACATACCTCCCATACCTTTTTCCCTTTTAGGGAAGGTGACACGCTAGTCATCTTGGTGATAAGGTCCTCTGCCTTATGTTCTCTTAATCCACTAACACCTTTTCTTAAATCGTAGGTACCGGCAGGAGTATTTAATAAGAATGGATCAGCATCAAGCATATTGGAGTCAATCTCCACCATCGGTCTCACTTCCTTTAAAGAAGCTGTGATAGCATGGCTTGCTCTACGCTTAACGACATAGTCTTTATACTTGAGAGCATTTTGGTAACCATAAAAGGCTTCCTTTTGCTTTTCATTTAAAGTGATTGCTATTTCCGTTTTCTTACAAGATGCCACGATTTGGAACGCACCAAGCTCTTCGCACTTCTTGTAATTTTCGATGATAAGCCTTTCTGCTTCTTTTAATTGACGTTCAGTTAATTCCTGAGCAATCGCTTGAGCACCGGCTTCGCTTTCCACCCATTTATTTTGTCGATAAACTATGTTTAAGGTAGCGGCACTATACTTTAATTCGTTAGAGAAATACTTATCGATTAATCGAGCTTGAGCAACGTCACTATAGTCGCTAGGAGCATATGAGTTTGTATCCACATATTCTTCAGGCTTTTTATAGGAAGGATCTGCAAGCACCACTTTGGTATAAAACCTTAAGGCACTCTTCCAAATGGTTTCGAGCTCTTCATCCTCTAAGGGAGGATTGCAATGTGTTGCTTTCTCATCAAAGAGAATCTTGGCTTCTTCACTATCACCATATCGTTTTAATACTTTAGCGGCATATCTAGACATGGTCGCATTACGGCTACCTTCTGGAATGTCGGAATTTTCGACAGCATTATCGAACTCCATCTCATCGAGTAACTCGTTTAATGTCATATAACCATCATGAATCTCTGCCTTAGGTAGTTCCGTGCCAAAGAAGAAATGAGCGACGTCTTTCGCCTTTTTATCTATGAATGGGAATAAGGCACTAAAGCGATTCATCAAATTATCAAACTCTTCTTTAGAAGAAATCTCATTGGTAGCAATGATTAAATGAAACTTTGGTCTTTTCGGTTTTGTGATGACAGTCCCATTTGCCTTTTTGACTTGTTTATCGATTAAATGGTTTCTAGAAAAGTGAATGATGTATGGCACGCCTTTTAAGGCATTATCGATATCCTCTTCAGAAAACCACTCGTTAGGCTTTTCACTATGGTCATTATCAATATCAACGAGAATGCAGTTTGCTTTTATGAAATTATCGTTGGAGCGATAGTTACCTTTATAGCAAGAGCCGACATAGTCTTTACCGAAGATAGATTTATCTAACGGCTTTTTGGTATCGATGTTGACCTCATTCGGATAGATGACGTTCTTCTCGTCACCACGAGTGTTAGAGGTATAAATCGTTATCTTCATTTTTACTTCCTCCATTAATCTTTCTTATAGAAATCACACTCATATCCATCTGCATTAAGGATTAAACCCCTACCCCACTTAGGCACGATAGTCATGGTTTTCACCACGCTTTCGACGTCAAGTTCTTTAGGAGCATCAACCACTACTTCATCGTGGATATGCATGACGATTGGTAAGTTCAAGTTTTTAATCGCATATACGAGTAAATCCCTAGCTGTTGCTTGAACGATGTTTTCAACGAACTTGGGGCCATATGATTCAAGGCGTATGTATTTTTTGTTGTCACCGATACCGTAGTAAGTGATTTGACCTTCCCTTATCTCAGGTTTGACATAGGAGAGTTTTCTGCCACTCGGCAAGTGAATAAAAAGCATCTTGGATCTATATTCGAATATGAGTTGACCTAGTTTGACGGTCTTATTTTCGCCAACAGCTTTTTTAATGGCTTTATCGACCTTCCACCAGAAGTCCACAATATTAGGATTAGAATCACGCCAAGCGTTAACCAAAGGTTGCAGCTCTTCTTCCTTAACTCCGAAGTCAATTGCTCCCATCGCTATCAATGCTCCTACGGAACCACCATAGCCTAGGGCCAATTCTGCAATCTTACCTTTTGGTCTAAGTTCGGAGTTGACTCCATGCTTTTCAACGGGAACACCGAACATCTGACTAGCCGAGGCACAATAGATATCTTCATTATTTTTAAACGCTTCCATACGCCAATCCTCATGAGCATACCAAGCGATAACCCTCGCTTCGATTGCCGAGAAATCGCTAACGATAAACTTATTTCCAGGACTAGGAATAAAAGCTGTTCTAATCAACTGAGACAAGACATCAGGAACATCACCATAAAGTAGTTCAAGAGCATCCAAATTGTTTGCTTTGACTAAACTTCTAGCGGCATCCAAATCTTCAATATTGTTACGTGGTAAGTTTTGTAATTGAACGATCTTACTAGAGAAACGACCAGTGCGATTTGCTCCATAGAATTGGAACATTCCCCTTACCCTACCGTCCTTACATTTAGAATTGACCATTGCTTCATACTTTTTAACTGATGATTTTGATATCATCTGTCGAAGAGTGAGAACTTGTTGGACGGTTTCATCCGATGCATCCTTAAGCAATTCTTTTACTTCTTTCTTGCCTAATGAAGGGGCATCGACATCGTTATCGGTGAGCCATTCTTTAAGCTGTGCAACGGAATTAGGATTTTCTAAATTTGTGATTTTTTGTAGGTTTTTTAAATAGTTTTCTCTACAAATCTCGTTTATTTTGATTGAATTATTGACGAGCACATCATCGACTAAAACGCCACGATCGTTTATGAGCTCGCACATCCAATACTCTTCCCATAAGGACTCAGGCACTGGATGATTTGATAGTCTTTCCTGGATTGACATTTCAGCTTCAACATCACGCTTGTTATAGAGCTTGAAGGTTTCCCATTTTTCCTTATCGTGATAATAGTAGTTCCTTAACCTATACCCATTTCGTTTAGTTGGCTTACATGGAACACAGAAATAACGTATTAAATCCTTACCTTCTTCTAACTTCTTTTTATCGATGTTAAGCACTTCCCCTACCTTCTTTAAAGAGAATGGAAGTCCTAGTATCGCCGCCCACGTCATGGAGCATTTCCAACCACATGGATTGAGATAAGTGTTACTAGGTAAGTTTAGGTATTTTGATAAACATATTCTTTCGAATTGAGCATTAAAGGCCCATTTAGTTACGGCTGGATTTGATAATGCGTTAAGCACCACTTCTGGCACCTTATCGCCCATTGCTAAGTCAGCCACCATCACCGGGCCATCATCGATAGAATATGCAAAGAGTAAAATTTCAAATGCTGGATCTTCGGTGTATTTATAAACGCCAGCATTAATTGATGTTTCAGAATATGTTTCTAAGTCGATACTGAGTTTATTCATCACCAAACCTCCAAAAGGAGAGTAGCAATATGCCACCCTCCTAATTTGTTGTTATTAGTCAAGGAATCCTTCGTCATCACCGAAGTCGGATTCAGCACTTGCTTTAGAACCTAAAGGTTCTCCATCACGAATTTTTTGTAAGTGATTTAAGCCACATGCGATACCTTTGTTGCCGTTGTTGTTAAAGGCATAGAAGGTAATGGATGCACGACCGTAGATACCACTGTAGATTTCGCTTGTTTCGATAATTGGATTGAGTGCGGCATCAACAACTTCAGGTTTGGTTGTAGAATTGGCGTTTACAAAGTAACTATCTTTATAAGCTGGATCATCAGGTCTTTCTAAGTCACCATCACGAAGTGGGTTCTTGATAGCTGTGATTGCTGGAACGGTTTTGCCGGTGCCACGAAGTTTGAATTCGCCCTCTTTATAAGCGGCTTCGATTGCAACTTTAATCTTTTCGACTAATGCGGTGTCGGATTTAGAGATGATAAGTGAAACAGAATATTTTGGAACTCCGCCTTCTGTAGTGGCTTTAGGTTCATTTGCGTTTAAGTAGCTGAATCTGACTACTGATGTAATAACTTTACATGGATTATTTTTTGACATAATTTTGCTATTCCTCCATAAAATCTAATTTTGCCAAATTGAGAACCGGCCTTTTGTCACTCTCAATCACGAGAGTTGGCTTTCCGGCAGGCTTGTAGACATATTTGTCTACTAATTCGATAAATCTCGCTTTACCGATGCGTTTTGTTAATTCAGTGATGGATAAGAGCTTCTTTTCGAAAGGATCAAGACCGGCTCCTTCCACTACTTTGATGACATCTTCTTCGGATGTATATTTACGAGTTGAACGTCCTTCTACTAATTTGTAGCCAGGAATGGTTACGCCCTTTAAGGCTTCCGCTAATGCAAAGTCCTTAATGTCGTTCCCCCACGAAACGAGATCATCTATTTTTCCTAGAATCTCTGCGATTTCCTCGGTGGTTAATAATGCTGGATCTTTGGTAACATAGCCTTCGAGCTTTAACATTTGTTCCGCTCTATGTCGACATTCGTGACGTGCCTTACAAAATTGACACCACGAACCACATTTGAATTCGCCTTTGCCTTCGTAGGCTAGGGTGGTTTTAG